TCTTGTACAGAAGATGGCTTTTGGCATGTAGGTCTTGACTCGTCTAAAGATCCTTTAGCAGTTAAAGGCGCATTTGCTTGGGCAGCTTAATAAATAATTAGTGTGGGGCTTCGGCCCCACATAAATATTTTAGGAGAATCAAATATGAGATCAGATGTAAAAGCGATTCAAATAACAGCAACAGGTCAAGTGTTTGCTGGAAGAACAAGACTAAGAGGAATTATTCTTTCCAACACAACAACTACTACTGATACAGGATCAATAACTTTACAAGATATCAGTGGAACGCAATTTACGGCAGAAGTTCCTCCAGGAGATGTTTTTACTTTTAACATGCCTGAAGATGGAATTTTATTTAAATCTGGAATGACTTGTAGTGCTATTACTAGTGCTAAATCAACCGTATTAATAGATAAGTAAGGAGACAAAATGGATTCAGATCAGAAAACATTAAATGTGACAACAGTGGGAGCTAACACTTTAGCTAGAACAGGTAGAACTAGAATTACTTCTATCCAAGGATTAGGTATAGCATCATCTACAATTATTTTTTATGATTCAGCAGATGCATCAACGCCAGGAACAGCAGTAGCTACTTATAAGTATGGAACTGAAGGATTAGAAGTTTATATTCCAGGTTCAGGTATTAAATTTGAAAATGGTATTGTTTATAATTTAGCAGGAGCAGGTGGAAGCATTACAGTAACTATAACAGGAGCTTAATGGCAACTTCAGGAATTACAACTTTTGAATCGAATTTTTTTATCGATGATATAATCACGGAAGCCTATGAAAGAATAGGTAGATTTGATTATTCTGGTAATGATATAAAAACAGCAAGACGTTCTTTAAATATAATGTTTCAAGAATGGGGTAATAGAGGTCTTCATTTTTGGGAAGTAAAAAATAATTCAATTACATTAGTTGATGGTCAATCAACTTATACAATGTTTAGATCAACAGCTGATGGAACTTCAAGTCCAAATGCTGTTTATGGTGTAGATGATATACTAGAAGCAGTTTATAGAAATTCAGATAATGTTGATTTTTCTTTAACTAAAATTAATAGATCAGGTTATCAAGGTCTTTCATCAAAAACTGACACAGGAACTCCAACACAATATTTTGTACAAAGATTTATTGATAAAGTAACTATTACTTTATATCTAACTCCAGGATCCACTGAAGCCGGAAACTTTATTAACTATTATTATGTAAGCCGGATTCAGGATGCAGGAAACTATACAAACAATGCAGATGTACCATATAGATTTGTACCTTGTATGGTATCAGGATTAGCTTATTATTTATCACAAAAATTTAAACCAGAATTAGTTCAACAAATGAAATTACTTTATGAAGATGAATTAAAAAGAGCTTTAGAAGAAGATGGTTCTTCTTCAAGTACATTTATAACTCCACAAACTTATTATCCAAATGTCTAATTTATCTAAAGGAAAATACGCACAATTTATTTCAGATCGTTCAGGTATGGCTTTTCCATACAAAGAAATGGTTGTTGAATGGAATGGCTCACGTGTACATACATCTGAATTTGAACCAAAGCAACCACAGTTAAATCCTAAACCAACTGTTGCTGATCCACAAGGTTTACAATATGCAAGACCTGCTCGAGTTGAACCTGCAACAGAAAATTTATTACCTGGAAATCCATTAAATTTAACTTCAGGTTCAAGTACTGTAACTGTTACAGAACCTGGTCATGGTAGAACAACCGGAAATACTGTTGTTCTTAGAAATGTAGACGGAAGTCCTGGAGGACTAGCTTATACAGTGTTTGAAAATTCTGCAGGATTTAGTATAACAGTTATTAATACAAATAGTTATAGTTTTAGCAGTGGAAGCACTGCAACAGTAACAGGAAACTTTGGAGGAATGTCTGTAACTGCAGGTCCAGTTACATTAACACCATAATGACATACGCAGAATTAATACAAAAAATTAGAGATTACACAGAAGTAGATTCAAATGTTTTAACATCTACTATTGTTGATGGAATAATTAGTGATGCTGAATTTAGAATATTTAGAGATGTAGATTCTGATAATAATAGAAGATATGCAACAGCTAGTTTAGTAACTTCAGATAGATTTATAGATAGACCAGCAGATTTATTAATTATTAGATCAGCTCAAATAGTAGATTCTGATGGAAGTTCTAACCCTGATAATAGAGAATTTTTAGAATATAGAGATACAAGTTTTATGTCAGAATATAATCCAACAGGAGCTTCTGGTGTGCCAAAATATTACAGTTTATGGGATGAGCAAAAAATAGTTGTAGCACCTACCCCTGATGCTACTTACACAATTCAACTTAATTATATCTTGAAAGATGCCGGTTTATCTAGTACAAATACACAAACATATATCAGTAAGTATTTTCCCAACGGACTTTTATATGCATGCCTGGCTGAAGCATATTCTTTTTTAAAGGGGCCAAATGATCTCTTGCAATTATACGAAGGAAAGTATAAACAAGTATTAGAAGGCTTCTCAGTAGAACAAATGGGGAGACGAAGACGAGATGAATATCAATCAGGTGTTCCTCGAGTCGGTGGAAAATAAACTAGGAGAAAATTATGGCTATAACACAAGCGATCGCAAATGCTTTCAAAAAACAATTACTAGAAGGTGATGTAAACTTTAAATCATCTGGTGGTGATGTTTTTAAGCTAGCTCTTTTTACTTCTTCAGCAACTCTAAACTCAACAACTACAGCTTACTCTTCAAGTAATGAAGTAGCAAACACAGGTACTTACGCAGCAGGCGGTGATCCATTAACAGGTCAAAGTGCAAACATCGGAACCGGAACTGGTAAAGGTGTTGCATTCGTTGACTTTGCGGATTTATCTTTTACAGGTGTAACGTTGACAGCTAGAGGTGCATTAATTTATAACACATCTTCTGCAGTTACTAATGCAGCAGTTGCAGTTTTAGATTTTGGAGGAAATAAAACAGCTACTTCGGGAACTTTTACAATACAGTTTCCGGCAGCAACGACTTCAGCAGCTATATTAAGAATCTCTGGTTAATAGGAGAACTAAATGGCATTAGTTGTAAATGATAGGGTAAGAGAAACCTCTACAAGTACAGGTACGGGCACAATAAATTTAGCAGGAGCAGCAACAGGTTTTGAGACCTTTGTTGCAGGAATTGGAAATAGTAACACAACTTTCTATTCTATTGTAAATAGCAATGGTGAATTTGAAGTTGGTCAAGGAACTGTTACCGATGCTTCACCCGATACATTATCAAGAGATACTATATTATCATCATCTAATAGTGATTCAGCAGTAGATTTTTCTGCGGGCACTAAAGATGTTTTCTGTACCCTTCCTGCAAGTAGATTTGTGCCAGGTAAATTAGAAGGTACTAATTTTGCAGATAGTTTATTGATTGGCCATGCAACAACTGGAACTTTATCATCAGCACAAGATAATACAGGAGTTGGAATTGCGGCTTTGGATGCAATTACTTCTGGAGATCAAAACACAGCAGTAGGTAGTGATGCTGGAACAAGTTTAACAACTGCTGGTAATAATACTTTAATTGGTGCTCAAGCTGGAGATGCAATTACTGGCGCTCCTGATAATACGGCAATAGGTTCTGGTGCTTTAAGTGGAACTATGGCTGATACTAATAGTGGATATAATGTAGCCGTAGGTGCTAATTCATTAAATGTTTTAAATGGTGGTGCTTTTAACGTTGCGGTTGGTAGAGATTCTGGTAGAGGAGTTAGTTCTGGTGATTACAACATTCTAATTGGTTATGATGGTGGAGACAATATAACAAGTGGTGCTGGTAACGTAATTATTGGAACTGTTGATGCTGATAGTGCAACAGGAGATAGACAATTAAAAATTGCTGGACATGATGGTTCAACAACTACAACTTGGATTTCAGGAACAAATGCAGGTGCAATTACTTTTAATAGTGCGTATACTTTTCCAACTGCAGACGGTTCAGCAGGTAAAGTTTTAACAACAGATGGTTCTGGAACACTTACTTTTGAAACTCCAACTACTGGAGACATTACAGGTGTTACAGCAGGTACAAATTTAACAGGTGGTGGATCTTCAGGTGATGTCACAATCAATCTAGCAGATGCTTCTACATCTGCAAAAGGAGCTGCTTCATTTAGCTCAGACAACTTTGCAGCTAGTTCTGGAGCAATAACAATTAAAGATTCAGGTGTAGCAACAGCAGAAATTCAAGACAGTGCAGTAACGACAGCCAAGATAGCAGATTCTAATGTGACGCTTGCCAAAATGGCAGCGAACAGTGTCGACAGCAATCAATACGTTGACGGTTCAATAGACACAGCCCACATTGCAAATGATCAAATTACGAATGCCTTAATGGCAGACAATGCTATAGACACAGCTCAGATCGCTGACAATGCTGTTGGATTAGCTGAAATGGCATCAGGTACAGATGGTAATATTATTTCTTATGACGCTTCAGGAAATCCAGTTGCAATAGCAACAGGAAGTTCTGGTCAAGTTTTAACTTCAGGAGGAGCTGGAGCACAACCATCTTTTCAAACACCTACAGTTGGAGATATAACCGGTGTAACTGCTGGAACATTATTAGATGGTGGTGGAACTTCAGGAGATGTTACACTTAATGTCGATTTATCAGAATTATCAACTTCTACTTCAGATGGAGATGGAGATTTTTTTGCTGTAATTGATTCTTCTAATAATCAGAAAAAATTAACTAAAGGTAATATTAATAACTCAGGATTTAATAATGATGCTGGTTATACTACTAATACTGGAGACATTACAGGAGTTACAGCAGGATCTGGTTTAACAGGAGGCGGTGCTTCTGGTTCTGTTACACTTAACGTTGGTGCTGGTACAGGTATCGATGTAGCAGCAGATACAGTCGCTGTTGATGTATCCGATTTCATGTCCAATGGTTCTAATAATAGAATAGTTACTGCAACTGGCACAGATGCTATGAATGCAGAAGCAAATTTAATTTTTGATGGATCTAAATTAGGAGTAGGTGTTACTCCAGCATTTCCATTAAACGTAGCTACCCCATCAACAGATGGAGTTAATACCTTATTTGGTGCAGCTGTTTCTCCAACAGCAGCTGGAACATATCTTGGTTTTGCTGATAGTGATGCAACTGCAGTGCTTGGTGTTTATTATTCATCGACCGCTCATCCTGTTTTAGAAATTACAAGATCAACTAGAGCAGCTTCATTTACAACAGGTTTGAATATTGATGGAACATTAGTAACTGATAAAGGTTATATCGCAGAAACAACTTTAACAGATGGTGCAACTATTAACTGGAATATGTCAACTCAATCAGTGTGTAAAGTAACACTAGCTGGTAACAGAACAATGGCTGCTCCATCAAATGGAAGTACAGGTCAATTTGCTTCTATTACAGTTATTCAAGATGGAACAGGATCGAGAACATTAACATGGAACGCTGTGTATGAATTTGCAGCTGATACAGCACCAACATTATCAACAACAGCTAATAAAGCAGATTTATTTGTATTTAGATATAATGGAAGTAAATGGTTAGAAGTAGGTAGAAACTTATTATTAACAGTAAGTTAGGATATATATGAATTTTAATTTTGATAAAAAAGAATATGATAGTGAAAAATTATCAAATGAAGGTAAATTATATTTACAAAAATTACAAAACATTATTGCTCAAAAACAACAGTTAAATATTCAATTTACTGATTTAGAAGTTTTACAAAAACATTATTCTGAATTACTTAAAAAAGAATTACCTAAAGAAAAACTAAAAGAAAATAAAACAGGAGCCTAGACTATGGCTTTTGCATTTAATTCTTTTTCAGAATCGCCTTTCGCTGCAATTGTAGAAAATCCAATTGTAGCTGTAACCGGTCAAGCTCTTGCTCTTAATCAAGGTAACGAAGGAGTCGTAATTGATGTAGATGTTTCTGTAACAGGTCAAGCAATGTCTTCTAACTTAGGTACAGTTAGTATATTTGCAGGTGTTATCGCATTGCCAACAGGAATAGCAATGACATCTAACTTAGGTTCTACCACTGTAACTGCAGAGGGTAATACCAGTGTTACTGGAATAGCAATGACATCTGCCTTAGGCACTGCTCAAGCATTTACAGATGTTGTAACAGAAGATGTAACTGGAATAGCAATGTCTGCTAATTTAGGTTCTGTTGCTATTACAGGTGCTGCAAATGTATCTATCACTGGTCAAGCAATGACCATGCAAGAAGATTCTGTAACAATTGGAGCAGATGCTAATGTTACTGTAACAGCTTTACCTATGACAGCTGCACTTGGTACAGCAGTTGCAGATGCTAATAGTTTAATAGATGTAACTGGTCAGATAATGACTATGCAGGAAGGTACTGCAACAGCACCAGATTCATTAGCTATATTAACAGGAATTGAAATGACTATGTCATTAAATAGTGTTAAAAATGTAGTATGGACTGAAGTTAATACAGGAGGTGCTCCTATTGATCCTCCAGGTTGGAAAGAAGTAGCTTGATTAGAGTAAAAATATAAATATAATGAAATTTTAAGGAATTTAAAATATGGCAAATGCAACTTCAGCTAATTTAAAATTAACTGTACAACAAACCGGAGAAAATTCAGGAACTTGGGGTCAGTTTACTAATACTAATTTATTAATTTTAGAACAAGCAATTGGTGGTTATGATGCAGTTGGAATTACTTCAGGTGCAACTTTAACTTTTTCAAATGGTATTTTATCAAATGGTAAAAACCAAGTTTTAAAATTAACAGGAACTATTTCTGGAAATGTTAATGTAGTTATACCAGATAGTATTGAAAAAACTTATATTGTATTTAATTCAACAACAGGAGCACATACTGTAACTTTTAAAACAAGTTCAGGAACAGGAGTTACTTGGGGAGCTACAGAAAAAACAACTAAAATAGTTTATTCTGATGGTACAAATGTTGTAGATACAGGACTAATTTCTAATATCCTAGAAGATAGTTCTCCTGAATTAGGAGGAAATTTAGATACTAATTCTTTTAATATAAAATTTGATGATGCACATGGAATTACAGATGACTCAGATAATGAACAATTAATTTTTCAAAAAATAGGATCAGCTGTTAATTATTTTGAAATGACTAATTCTGCAACAGGTGATAACCCTGGTTTATCCGTAGAAGGAGGAGATACTAATGTAGGGTTAAATATTAGTACAAAAGGAACTGGATTAGTTAAATTTAATGATGCAGTTTATAACCCAGAAGTTGCTTTAACAGATGCAACAACTATAGATTGGGCTGTAAATACAGCTCCTGTTGCAAAAGTAACTTTAGCTGGTAATAGAACAATTGCAGCACCAAGTGGAGGTGCTACTGGACAATTCGTCTCTTTACTGGTAATACAAGATGGTACAGGTTCAAGAACAATAACTTGGAATGCTGTATATGAATTTAGTGGGGACACTGCACCAACTTTAACAACAACTGCTAATAGAGGAGACTTGTTTGTTTTTAGATATAATGGTACAAAGTGGTTAGAGGTTGGAACAACATTGAATTTAATATTAAGTTAGGAGAAAAATTATGTGGGTATTAGTACAAGATGAAACAATAATAAAAACATTTAGTCATGCAAAAGGATTTGTGTTAAATGATACACAATATCCAAGAGATATATTTACTAAATGGTCTAAAGAAGAAAAAGAGGCTATTGGTATATATGAAGTTATCGTTGACAAAACAAATTATAAAGACACAGAATATTATATAAATACAAATTCAACTATTGCATTTGCAAACAATCAAGTTACAGAATCTTGGGAAACTGCAACTGCTAAAAGATTAGTAGATGAAAATGCAGTTGATGAAGATGGAAATAATGTTTTAAAAGATGGTGTTCAAGTTATTAACTATGGTTTAAAAACTGAAAAGAAAAGAATTGTAAAAAATCAAGCTGCAGGATTACTTGCTAAAACAGATTGGTATGTGGTTAAAGCAACTGAAGTTGCTGATTATACTGTACCTGCAGATATTACAACGTATAGAGCAGCAGTTAGAACTAAATCAAATCAAATGGAAACTGCAATAGATGGTGCAGCAAATGTCGATGCACTTAAAGCATTATATGAATATACTAACACAGGAACAGAACAAGATCCTGTGTATACAAGACCTTTAGGAGAGTGGCCAGAGGAGGTAATCTAACGTGTTAATAGTTGGAGGAAACCAATCGGCAGGGGGTTATGAAGTAGATAACTCATTAAGGTTTAATGAGCCTAGTAGCGATAAATTAACAAGAAGTAATGGAACACCTACTAGCCAACAAAAATTTACTCATAGTGTGTGGGTAAAAAGGTCAACAGTAGGTAACTTTGATATAATGCAAGGTTTCTATTCTAATTCTAGTAATTATTGTGCAATTTCTTTTTTAAGTACTGATAGACTTGATTTTATTAACTACGAAGGAAGTACAACTGCTAGAAAAATTACAACTGCAAAATTTAGAGATGTTTCAGCTTGGTATCATATTGTTGTTGCAGTAGATACAACACTAGGAACAGCAAATGACAGAATAAAAATGTATGTAAATGGAGTATTGGAAACTGCATTTGATACAAATAGTGCACCATCACAAAATGCAAATTTAGGTGTAGATTTATCAACTCAAGCTGTTGGAGTTGGAGAAGGTGGTGGTATAGGATATTTACAAGGTTATTTAGCAGAATCAGTATATATAGATGGACAACAACTAGACCCAACATCATTTGGAGAATTTGATAGTGATAGTGGGATATGGAAACCTATAGATGTATCTGGTTTAACTTTTGGAACTAACGGATATTATTTACAATTTCAAGATTCTTCAGCTTTAGGAGATGATACTTCTGGTAATAGTAATGACTTTACAGTTAGTAATCTTACAGCAATAGATCAAACTACTGATACTTGTACAAATAATTTTGCAACATTAAATAGTTTATTACCAACTTTTTCATCAACTTTTACAGAAGGTAATTTAAAATGGACACCTTCAACTGCTAGTCAATATTATTGGTCAAATTCAACATTTGGTTTAAGTCAAGGTAAATGGTACATGGAAGCAAAACTAACAAATGCGGCAGACCATAATTATATTGGTATTGCATCGGAACAACCAGCAGATAATACAACATTTTTAGCTGGAGGTGGTGGAACAGGAGATGCTAATGACGCTTATCAATGGGGTTATAAATCATCTGATGGACAAGTTTATAATAATGCCAGTGGTTCTTCTTATGGAAATACATATACTACAGGAGACATAATGGGCATGTATTTAGATTTAGATAACAATAAATTATATTTTGCAAAAAATGGAACAATACAAAATAGTGGAACTGGAGTATCTATAACTGATCCAGGAAGTGTTCCAACTGGAGTTTACCATCCTTGTGTTGCTGATGGTACGTCATCAAATTCATCTACTTGGGAAGTTAATTTTGGTAATCCAACTTATACAATTTCATCAGGTAATTCTGATCCAAATGGTTATGGAAACTTTGAATACGACCCAAGTGCTGGTACATTTGATGGAAGTTCAAAAAATTTTTATGCACTTAACACAAAAAACTTAGCGGAGTATGGATAATGGCTTACACACCAATAGATAAATCAGACGATTATTTTAATACCTTACTTTATACAGGAACAGGAAGTAATGTAACATTATCAGGAATGGATTTTCAAGCAGATTGGGTTTGGGTTAAAAGAAGAAATGCTGTAGCAGGTCATAAAACAGCAGATGTTGTTAGAGGTTTTGGAGCTTCTGGAAAAGTTTTATCTCAACAAAGCACAAGTGCTGAAGGTACGCAAGATTTAATAGAATCATTTACTGGTGATGGATATGTAGTAGGAACAGACAGCTCGGATTTTAATACTAGTGGTGGAACATACGTAACATGGAATTGGTTAGCTGCTAATGGAACTTCATCAAACTCAGATGGTGCAATAACTTCAACTGTATCTGCAAACACTACTGCTGGATTTAGTGTTGTAGGATACACAGGAACAGGAAACTCTAATAATACAGTTGGTCATGGTTTAACTCAACCTTTAGATCTTTTAATTATTAAAAATAGAGATAGGACTGCTGGTTGGAAAATTGGTTGTACGGCTTTATCTGGTAATGGATTTGATTATAGTCTTGGTTTTGATACTGGCGGAGAAAATGCAAATAGCAATCCATTTAATAACACAGCACCTACAAGCTCAGTTTTTACTATAGCAAATGGAAGTTATGCTGACACAAATCAATCAGGCGAAGATTTTATAGCCTACTGTTTTCATAGTGTTAAAGGTTATTCAAAAATAGGAAGATACACAGGAAATGGAAGTAGTGATGGAACATTTGTTTATACAGGATTTAAACCAGCTTTTATTATGATGAAAAGAATTAGTGCATCTGGTAACTCATGGAGAATTTACGATACCACGAGAGATACATTTAATGAAATGGATAATGCTTTATTTCCAGATGATTCTGCAGCTGAAGGAAACTATGATGCGATAGATTTTGTAAGCAATGGTTTTAAATGGAGAAACTCTTCTGCTGCTATTAATGGTTCTGGTTCAACATATATGTATATGGCTTTTGCTGAAAACCCTTTTGTAACGTCAACTGGTATACCAACTCCAGCTAGATAAGACAACTTGCTATAACAAACAAACTGGTATATTTTAAAGTATGCTACAAAAACTTTTTTTCAAACCTGGTTTTAATAAAATGGTCACAGACTCAGGTGGTGAATCACAGTGGGTCGATGGAGATTTTGTTAGATTTAGATACGGACTGCCTGAAAAAATAGGTGGCTGGAGTCAACTCACTAATTCAAATAATACATTACCAGGTGCAGCAAGAGCACAACATGCTTTCACATCTATTGCAGGTGAAAAATACGTAGCAATTGGAACATCACAAGGTCTATTTTTATATTATGAAGGTGAGTTTTTTGATATTTCTCCTTTAGATAATGACGTTATTGCAGGAGCTACTTTTACAGTTACCTCTGGATCAGCAACAGTCACGGTTAATAAAACTTCACATGGTTTATTAGATGGAAGATATATAACATTTTCAAGTGTAACTGTTCCAACAAGCTCAGGTTATGCAATAGCAGATTTCACTGGAAATACTTTTGAAGTATTAAACAAAACAAATAATACATTTCAAATTACTATGCCAACAAACTCAGCAGGTGCTAGTAGTGGAACAGGGTCTGCTCAAATTGATCCATATGAAATAGTAGGACCAACGTTTCAAACTTCTGGTTTAGGATGGGGTACATCTACATGGGGATCAAGTACATGGGGAACTGCAAGTGCAACTAGTAATGTAACCTTAGATCCTGGTTTATGGTCTCTTGATAATTTTGGTCAAGTGTTGGTTGCAACTATTCGTAATGGTAAAACATTTACATGGAATGCAGGTGCAGGTAATCCGAGGACTGTTAGAGCATCTACAACTACTTCTGGTATTCCAACAAGTAGTAATCCAACTGCTACAATATTAACGCAAGTATCTGATAGAGATAGACATTTATTTCATTTTGGAACTGAAACAACTATTGGTAATGCAACAACTCAAGATCCAATGTTTATTAGATTTTCAAACCAAGAAGATTTAAATACGTACTTACCCACTGCAACAAATACTGCAGGAACATTTAGATTAGATAAAGGTAATGAAATTATGGGAGCAGTATCAGGTAAAGATTATACATTAGTTTTAACAGATACATCTGCATATGTAATTCAATATGTTGGTCCACCGTTTACTTTTTCTGTAAGACAAGTTGGTACTAACTGTGGTTTAATAGGACAGAACGCAATAAGTTATTCTGATGGTAAAGTATTTTGGATGTCGGGTGAAGGTGGTTTTTTTGTTTTTGATGGTACTGTAAAAGCTTTACCATGTTTAGTAGAAGATTTTGTATTTACAACTACTGGAGATAATTTAGGTGTAAATTATAGTTCTAGTCAATTAATTTATTGTGAACATAATAGTTTATATAATGAAATAAATTGGTTTTATCCTTCAGCAAGTTCAGAACAAGTTAATAGATGTGTAGTATATAATTATGGAGAAAATATCTGGACTACAAGTTCACTTGATAGATCAAGCTATATTGATCAAGGAATCTATGATTTACCTTACGCAACTGATTATGACAAAGGTGCTACACCTAATTTTCCGATACAAGGAATTACAAATAAATTTGGAGCATCTATTTATTACGAACATGAAAAAGGAACTGATCAAATTAACAGTTCAGGTACAACCTCTATTGATGCATTTATTCAATCAGGAGACTTTGATATTACTGCAAGACAAAGTCCCTTTGGAGGAGGAACCGGCACGATTGATTATAAAGGAGATGGAGAAGTCTTTATGTCTGTAAAAAGATTTATACCTGATTTTAAAGTATTAACAGGTAATTCAAAAATTACTTTACTATTAAATAATTATCCAAATAATACTGCATCTAGTTCACCTCTTGGCCCATTTACAATTACAAGTTCTACTAGTAAAGTAGATACAAGAGCAAGAGGAAGATTAGTATCAATTAAAATAGAAAATGATGGTACTGGTGAGACTTGGAGATATGGAACTTTAAGATTAGATGCACAACCAGATGGAAGAAGATAATGGCTAAAATAACTGCATACATACCTGAACCGCAACCAGAATATGATGTAGAAAATCAAAGACAGATATTAGAGTCTTTAACTACATTACAAAACCAACTTAATTTTGCTTTTCAAAATGACTTGAAAGAAGAGCAAGATACATATAATTACTTTTTATCCTAATGACTATACAATATAAAAACGCTAGTAAGATATTAAGTGGTACAGCTATGACTACTGTTTTAACTATAAGTACCTCATCTATCGCTATTGTAAAATCTGTGTATATATCTAATAATAGCACAGGAGCTGTATTAGCTAACTGTGATTTAAGAGATTCTTCTGCTAGTACAGACATAGAATTTTTTAGAAAAGATATACCTGCTACAAGCACAGTAAATGCTGTTGAACAGGGGTTGAATTTAGAAGCAGGAGATGCTATAAAAGTTCAAGCAGAAACCGCTAATAAACTTGAAGTAGTAGTTGGTTACGCTTTAGTAGATAGATCACAGGAGAATGGATAATGGCTAACGAAGATGTATTAAAAATTGATTGTACAACAACAATAGTTTTAAGAAATACTAGAACTAATAAAGTATATAAAGATGAAACAGAGAAAGAAGCTGATATAGCAGATCCTAATACTGAAACAGTTGCAGAACATATTGCACAAGATCTTACAGTAGTAGTATCTCCGAAAGGATTAAATATTTTACAGAAAGTAATGAATCAAAACAATGAAAAACCAAAATCCTAGAGGCGGAACAGAGTTACAATTAGAATATTTAAGAAAGCATGTAGAACCTAGCTTACTTAATCAAGTGGAAATTTGTACATCTGTACCAGAAAAAACACCATTACATTCAACTAAGTTAAATATTCTTTGGCAAAAAAATTCATGGGACCAACCTAATTTAAAACCATGGTTTGATAATAAATCAAACCACCATAAATACGATTGGTATGTATTTAACTCTAATTGGAACTTTGAACAATTTACAAAAAAATTTGATTTACCTAGAGAGAAATGTATAGTTATTAAAAATGGTATTGAAGAAGTACAACCTGTTTTAACTCAATATAAAAAAGGTGATCCTATAAAAATAGTACATCACTGTACACCTTGGAGAGGATTAAGTGTATTATTAGGTGCTATGCAATTAGTTAAGAATCCATTAATTAGTTTAGATGTTTATTCTTCTTGTGAAGTATATGGAAAAGATTTTGCAGAAGCTAATGATGAATCATATAAAGCTTTATATGAACAAGCAAGACAACTACCTAATGTAAATTATATTGGTTACAAGCCAAATGAATATATTAAAGAAAATTTAAAAAATTATAGAATGTTTGTATACCCTAGTATTTGGGAAGAGACATCTTGTATATCATTATTAGAATCTATGTCAGCGGGTTTATATTGTATTACTACTAACTTTGGTGCTATATATGAAACAGGTGCAGATTTTCCAATTTATATACCTTACTCAAATAATTATAAAAGTTTAGCTAGGAAATTTGCTCAAGCTATAGAAGCTTCTGCAGACATGCTTCATAATTCAGATATCCAGGAACATTTAAAGATGCAACAAAATTACGTAAATAAATTTTATAATTGGGAAGATAAAGGCCAATCTTGGACAAGATTTTTGAGAGGAGCAATAAATGCAAAATAATGAACCAATATGGTTTTCTGAAAAAAAAGAAACAAACATTAATTCAGATACTTATCAAACTGAAAAAATAGAACAGGTAAACTCTAGTGTTAAAACTATTAATATAGGTGCTATGTTAGATAATCCAAAAGCAAAGATAATGGTTTGTACTCCTTGTCATAGTGAAGTATCTATGCATTACACTCAAGCTGTTTTAAAATTTCAACAAGAATGTATGCAACAAGGTATATTAGTTAGTTTTACTTTATTAAAATCTTCTTTAGTTACACAAGGTAGGAATTTATGTGTAGCTGAATTTTTAAATCACAAAGATCATTATGATTATTTATTGTTTATTGATTCTGATATTGATTTTCAATCAAACACTATATTTAAAATGATTGGAGCTGACAAAGATATTATTTCTTGTCCATATCCAATGAAAACATTTGATACAGATAAGATGTGGAGAACAATGAAAGAGACAAATATGATTAAAACAAAAGATGATGTATTAAAATCAGCTCATGTGTTTCCATTAAAAATAGGAGATAATGAATTAAAAATGGAACATGGTGTTATTAAAGTAACTCATGCTCCCACAGGATGTATGTTAATTAAAAGAAAAGTTATTGAAAAGATGATTAAGAATCATCCAGAATTAGAGATATATCAACCAACTGTTATAAATGGTGAAGAAGTTAAAAAAGAAAATATGTTTAACTTATTTGATACATTACATGATATAGAGACTAAACGATATTTTGGTGAAGATTTTGGTTTTTGTCAAAGATGGGGTGATATGGGAGGAGAAATATATATCTATGCTTTAGATAATATAACTCATGTTGGTGACCATCAATATTGTGGTAGATTTTATGATTTATTAGAGAACGCAAAACCTGTTGACGATAGTTAAAAAATCAAATAAAGTATTATATTTACAGGATTCTATGCCTGCTTAACAGTATAAATATATTTAAATTATGGCAATATCACGAGGATTACAACCAAGACAATTATACGGCTTAGGAAGCCTAGTTAAATCTATAAAAAAAGGTGTTAAGACTGGTATTAAAGGTATAGCTAATACTGTAAAAGAAAATCCTTTACTATCTTTAGCTGCATTAAATTTTGCACCTATGTTACCTATGTTTGGAGGTGGCGCTCCTTTTATTGGAATGGGAAATTTAACAGGTAGAGTAGGTACTATACCTGGAATAACTTCATTATTTTCAGGTGGAGCAAAAAAAGCAGGTGAAAAAAGTTTAGGTGGTACATTAGCAGCATTTGCAGGTGGTTCTTTATTAGGTGGATTATTAAATGAAGCTGAAGAAGAAGGTGATCCTGAAGGTATTACTAGAGATGTTGGAGCATTAAGAGCTAAACTAACTAATGCATATAAAAATCAAAGAACATTTGCTAAGTCAGAAAATGAAGATGCAGCTATAGCTGATCAAGTAGAAATAGATTTATCAGAGTATAATCAAGATATGAATAGAACAAACGTTGCTTATGGTGGCCGTATGCAATACGGTTTGGGTAGTTTAGTTTCAGCTTCAATGAAAGCAGGAGATAGTCCTGTTACAAAAAATAGTAGTATGGGAGGAATGATTGCTAAATTACTTAATAATAATCCTAATATTTTAGAAAAATTAAAAACAAGTAATTCTAATAATAGTAATTATTTTATAGATGAAAATTTTAATGGTATAGATGATAGACAAGAAGCAGCTTATGGTGGTAGAATCGGATTTGCAAAAGGATCTAATAATCCAGAACAAAATGCTATGGCAGCTTCTCTAATAGAAGGTTTGCCTTTAAATCAAAATCCTGCAGGGGTTACAGAATTAGATCTTAGAGAAACAGGTGGATTTATTCCTCCAGTTGGTGTAAAAGAAAAGGCAGATGACATTCCAGCGATGTTAGCAAACAATGAATTTGTAATGACAGCAGATGCTGTAAAAGAATTTGGAGATGGTAATGTTAATAAAGGTGCACAACGTATGTACAGTATGATGAAACAATTAGAAAAGAATGGTAGGGCATAATGGCTGAAGTATCAACAGTAGTTCAACAACCACCTGAGTTTATAGAAGCGGCAGCGAAACCATATATTACTCAATTACAACAAGTAACAGGTGCTTTATCTCAAGCAGATCTTTCAAAAATATTTGGTCCACAATTTGTAGCAGGACTTAGTCCATTACAACAACAAGCTCAATCAACAGCACTTGCGGGTATAGGTGGTTATAAACCTTTCTTACAAGCAGCAGCAGCTTCAGCAGGGCCGAATGCTTACAAACAATTTATGTCTCCGTATCAACAAGATGTCATTGATACAACTTTACAAGGATTTGATGTTCAAGCTCAAAAAGGTGCACAAGGTGTACCAGCAGCAGCAATTGCAGCCGGTGCCTTTGGTGGTGGTAGAGAAGGCGTGCAAAGAGCAGAATATCAATCATCATCTGATAGAAACAGAGCAGCTTTACAAGCGCAGTTACAGCAACAAGGATTTCAACAAGCACAACAATTAGCTCAAAAAAATATTGGAAATCAATTACAACTAGGTCAAGCTGGTCAAGCTTTCTTAGGTCAAGATGTTGGAGCTTTATCTACACTAGGTGGTATTAACCAAGCTCAACTACAAGCACAATTATCTGCACAACAACAATTATTACAACAACAATTAAATCAACCACTTCAAGCTACACAGGCTCTGGGTTCAGGGATCACTGGATTAATTGCAGGTTACCCTGGTTCAACTCAAACTCAAATGCAACCATCTCCAACAGCTTTACAAACTGCTTTAGGTGCGGGTGCTACACTAGCTGGAGTATATAGAGCGTTTAGTTAATATGAGTAGAATATTTAGAAGACCTATGTTTAGAAAAGGTGGTAATGTTGGTGACGGCATTATGACGGGTATTGTTGATAGAGAAGATCATGCTTTATCTGATCCTGATGGAGTAGGTGGTCAAACTTTTAGAGATAATGTTCAAAATAGAATAGATTTAATTGAATCTGTTTCAGGTGGTACAGGATTAGATGACCCATTAACACAATTCTTATTACAGTATGGACCAGCACTTGCTAATAAAACACCTACAGGTGGTATAATTGGAACTGCAGTTGGAGCTGCAGAAAAACCAGTGGCTAGTTTATTAAAAAATGTACAATCTCAAAAGAAACTTAAAACTGGTGTTGCATTAGAAGTATTAGATAGTATGGAAGATGAAGACATTGCTCCATTTATTGAAAAAGCTAAACAAATAGCTAAAGAAACAGGTAGAGATTATCAAACAGTTTTAAATAAATTAGTTGAAACAGAATTATATAGAAAAGGTAAATCACCTCAACAGAAAAAAGAAGAAGGTTTTGAAGTAGATATGGCCGGTTTAATAAACATAACTGATGGTGCGGGTAATGCACTAATTACACCTTATGGTGCAAGAGAAGTTGTTAACGCAATTAATAATGTTAAAAGTGGTAAAGTAGAAGGAATATCATATGATGATATTGATCTTGATACACCTTTCTTAAAAAAAGATACTCAAATACTTAAAGAATTAGAAGGTGGTATATTAGAAATAGATGAAGATGATGCTACTGAATATCAAAATGGTGGTGTTATTTACGACTATAGAAGAAATAAATATTTCAAAAGACAAGGGAATCAGCTAGTACCAATAGGAGCGTAACGTGGCTGAACCAAATTTTTTTAAAAAAATATTAAAAGGTATAACTCCCTCTGAAGAATCTAAAAAAGAATTCTTAGAGGGTAGAGAATTAAGCAAACGTTTCTTTGAAGTTTATGAAAAAGAAGGTTATTTTAAAGCTAAACAATTATTAGAAGAACAAAAAGCTTTAGAAGCAGGTGTACCTGAATCTGAAGTTCAAAAGATGGCAGAAAAAAATGACAAAGCCATCATGCCTAAGATTGAAAAATTTATTAAAGATCCAGTAGACTCTACAGTAAAAGTTGTAAAAGATACATTTACCAAAGAACCTAAAATTGAAGAAACATTAAGAGATCTTGGTTTACCACCAGAAGAAAACAATGAAGTATCTTTAGGTGAGTCTTTTGGAAATGCTATTAATAGTGGACTTATAAAAATACCAAAAGGTGTAGTTAATTTCGGAACTTTGATTTATGATGCAATGCAAGAAGAGGGCATACCTGTAGAAGAAGGTGCAACATACAAATTTAATAAAGCTTTTGAAGATACTTATTTAGGTATTATTGAAAAAGAATCAGCAGAAAAAGCTGACGCAACAGTAACTGGTAAAATAACAGAAGCATTAGTTTCGTTATATGGAGCCGGTAAGATAGCGTCTAAAACAGCTGTACCTGTTGTTGCTAAGTTAAGTCAAAAGGCAAGACAAATAGCTCCAATTATAACAAAAGCAATTAAGAATGGTACTTATTTAAACACAAGTAAAAATACAAAAACTTTTTTAGAAGCAGGTAAGAAAGCAACTGAATTAAATAAATTATCTAGATTAGATAAATTTGTAGGTATTACTGTTGGAGGCGGTTTAGGAGTAGGTGCACTTGTAGCCAAAGAAGAAGATATAGGTACGTTTGGTGATTTTATAAGTTTTATACCAACAAAATTAGATAGAGAAAAAAAAGAAGAAGCAGGAGACGATGCTCTTAGACAACTACATAATAAATTATTATTTGGTGCAGAATATGGTTTTCCAATTATACCCGCTATTGTTGGTATAAAAGGGTTTACTTCAAAGTTAATGTCACAAAAAGGCAATGACTTAATGTTTAGTAATTCCAGAATTGATAGATGGATAGATAAATTTGCATCTAAATTTAGATCTAGAAGTTTTAAAGATGAATCAATTTTTACAGGTACACAGAAATTAGAAGGAACTAAAGCATCATTAAAATTAACTGCTGATGATCTTGGAAAAAGTATTGATGATTCATTAAAAAGAATATCTAGAGAAACAATAAATGTTGCAGAAGCAGTTAGTCCTGATACTGCATCTGGAATGATTGCTAAGTTTATGATGAAAACAAAAGATGCTGTCAATAAAGGTAAAATATCTTTTAATGGTTTTAATAAAAAAGTATTACAAGACTTTACTACATCAATGAAAAAAATAGGTGTGGGTGATGAAACTGTTAATAAAGTAGTTAAAGATGCTGTAGAATTTAGAACTAAAGTAGCTAATATTAAAAATGATATTTTACAAGGCGGTAACATTAGTAAAGGTGCTGATGAGTTTAATGATATAATGAGTAGTAGAATTAGTAAATTTTTAATAAATGATTATAAAATAGTTGATGCAAATAAAGGTTTAATAAAAGGTTTTAAACCAACTGATGAATTAAAAGAACAAGTTGGAAAAATTATACAAAGATATTATCAAGCACAAAATTTTCCAATTGATGCAGGTAGAGCAAGAGATATTGTTGAAAACATACTTAAAAATGTAAAGATAAATCCAATAGAAAAAAGTCCAGTGTTTCCATTAGGAAGTAATAGTATAATGGCTCAAGAAGGAGTTATTATGAAAAATCTTGCAGATAATGTTACAGGAGGAAATAAATTTAAACCAGATGGTAAAGGTGGATTAATACAAACTGTATCTGATTTAACTGCGTTTAAAAAATTATTTGGTGAATATACTAACGCTAAAAATATAGTTTATAATACAATGGGAGACCTTGCTCAAATTGCAGGCAGAGATAAATTTTATACTGATCTATTAAAAAATAGTAATATCACTGTTGCAAATGGTGGTAGAGGTGTTTTTAGAAAAACTTATGATGAAGCACTACAAGCTTTTCCTGGTAAAGATATTATTACTTCTTCAAAAGGATTAACATTACCTAATAGATTATCTGATGAAATTTACACATCTCCATTAGATGGACTATTTACAACCAAGGAATGGGCGGATGCAATTAAACAAGGAGATGAAATACTTTCAACTGGTTTGATGAAATCAGCTATGTATAGATATTTAGTTTTAATACCAAAAGGTTTAACACAAGTTGGTAAAACTGTTTTGGGTCCTGTAACTCAAATAAGAAACTTTACATCTAACTTTTTTACAACGTTACATAATGGTAATTTATTATATTTTGCAGGTAACCCTAGAAAATTTATAGATTATATAAAACAGTCTACAGGAGCTATTCAACCTCAGCTACTTTACAAATCAACCGGTAATCCTAAATATAGAAATACACCTGAAAATCAACAGTTATATAAATTTTTATTAGAGGAAGGTGTTACTAATCAAAGTACAACTTTTAGAGATGTAGAAGGAATTATTTCTGATATTGTACAAGGAGGTAAAGAATCATCTATAGATGGTTTTATGAATAGAATTTTAAATACAGGAACCAAAAGAATAAAATCTTTATATAATGTTGCACAAGAATTATATGTTGGTGGTGATGATTTTTTTAGAGTATTTAATTTCTTAGGAGAAGGAGCTAAATTAAAAGATGCTTATACTGTTGCATTAAGAAAAGGTTTAATTAATAAAATGCCAGATGATATATTCTTTATGAAAGAAGCAGCTAAAATTGTAAGAGAAACTATTCCAAATTACGCCTATGTATCTGATGTTGTAAAAGGATTTAGAAGATCTCCACTTGGAAACTTTGCATCTTTCCCATCTGAAATTTATAGAACAGGAACTAATAATTTAACTAGAGGTATTAAAGAAGCCAAAGACCCTATACTTGCACCTATTGGAAAAGGAAGATTAACAGGACAAGCATTAACATATATTACAGCACCTATTGTAGCTGTGGAAGGTTTTAGAGCACTCTATGGTATAACAAGAGATCAATTAGCAGCCATAAGAGAATTTGTACCTGATTGGTCTAAAGATAATACAATTCTACCTGTTTATGAAAATGGTAAATACAAATACATAGATTTTTCTCATGGATTTTTTTATGATACTATGACAGCTCCTGTAGTTGCTACAGTAAATAAAGTCGATGAATTAGATGAAGCTCCATTATTAGAAGGTATAGTTAAAGGAATGGGACGTGCATTTGCTAAAGCAGTTCAACCTTTTGTAAGTGAATCTATTTACTTTGGAGCAGTGATGGATATTTTTACAAGAAATGGTATTGATGATAATGGTAATAGAGTTTGGAATCCTAGAGATCCTCTAGGTAATAAATTAAGAGATTCATTTAAACACGTAGCATACAAATTATCTCCAGGTTCATTTCCACAATTAAAAAGATTATATAAAGCATCTACAGGTCAAACTATTGGTGGAACTTTATATGAAATACCGGATGAGTTAATGGGTTTTTTCGGTGCAAGAGAAGTGCCTCTAGATATTCCAAAAACTATGAACTTTAAAATTCAAGATTTTCAACAAGCTACTCGTGATGAAAGAAGATTAATTTTTAAAGGTACTTTAAGTGGAGATCCTGTTACAGATGATAATCAGATTATTCAACAATACATTTTAGCTAACCAACAAAGACTTGAAACATTTAATTCAATGAGAAGAACTTATGATGCAGCTAAAGTTTTAGGTATGAGAGATAAAGAAATAGCAGAAATATTTGCAAAAAGAGGTATGAAAAAAGATTACTATAGTATTAAAAAAAATAAATTTATACCTTTTGGAGTTTCTAAAAATATGAGACAAGCTTACATGGATTTAGCTAAAGAAAAGAAAATTCCAAATCCTTTAAATAAAAGAGTGCAAAAAGTAATAGATAGAATTGAAAAAAAACTTTATAAACAAAGATTAAATAAAGAGTTTAAAATCAACCCTGATGAATATATTTTAAAACAATCTACTAGAGATCAGTTAAGTCAATTACCTATTACACCAATGCCTAATCAACAAGTGGTTCAAACTGCAGCGCTTCAGGCATCAGGGGCCTTAAATCAAGGATTGACTACAACAGAAAATGCTTTATTATCTGAAGAAGAGAAACAAATTAGATTAAGATCTAGAGGATTAGCATAAAATGGCAACATTAGACGAGATAAGATTACAACAATTGTTAGCACCTTTTAGTACAGGTAATCAAACAGGTATTGTAAATTCTACTAATGCTTTACCAATGATAAATAATAATCCATTTATTAATGTAACTGATCAGCTTATGAAGTTTGATCCTAATATTCAAAACAAAAGTATAGTTGACCAAATAATTGAAGAGAATCAAATGAAAGCTAATCCATTTGATCCAAGAAATTTTCAAAGCATATTTCCTACAAATTTACAAAAAAACATCAGGCAAGAGGTGCCTTTACAAAATTTAGGTATTGATACTTCTTATGGTGTTGCTAATGAAGAAGATGTTGAACAAGTAGATTCATTAACAGGTGAAAAAGAAGAATCAGGTATTATGAAACTACTTAAATTTTTAATTCCTGGTAATCTTCTGGGACAAATTTTACCTAAACAATCTCCTGAATCTATTGCTATGAAAAATTTTTATGGTAGTCAATATGGTCTAACACCTACAGGTCAAGTTGCTTCAGGAATTATGCAGGGATACAACCCAGTATCCGGTGGTTTTTTAAATATGATTACAGGTGGTAAATTTGGTCAACCAACTAATTATGGTTTAGCAGGAGCTATGCAAAGAAGAATTGAAAATATTTTAGGTAGAAAAGCGGCTCAAACAGCAGCTAGTGCAGCAAAAGTAGCTGAACTAAAAAAACTACAATTAGATGAAATGAAAATGAGAGAAAAGGGAGGAGAAAGTATGTCTAGTATAGGTAAATCTACTTTCAGTGGACCAGGTATGGCATTTGCACCTAAAACAGATACTTTTAGCGGTGGTAAAACAAAAACTACAGGTGGTGTTCCTGGAGGAAAATACGGGTCACCAAAATAATGCCTAAAAAAGATTTAGCACTAGAAAAAATAGAATCCCACGAAAAGTTATGTCGTATCATGCAAAAACAAACACATGATAAAATTCACGATCTACAATCACAAATCAATAGAATTGAAAAAATATTTTTAGTAGCAACGGGCGCATTGATGTCAGGTATGGCTGGTGTTATAATTGTTCTATTACAAAAACTGTAATTTTTTTGGGAGGTTGGGCACTCAGCTGCCGGGATTGATTATAGTGGGGACTATAGTCGCTATATCCATTCTCTAAAATCTTCATCCATAATCGTATTAGCGATATTAACTTTATTACGTAAAGCTTTTACAATTCTTTCATCAATAGTATCTTGACTCATAATATCAATATAAGTCATTTTTTGTGTTTGACCAATACGATCAATACGTGCTTCTGATTGTTGACGTTTCTCTAAATCATAACCATTTGAAAAATAAACCATATTACTACCTGCAGTTAATGTAATACCGTAACCACCTGTATGAGTAGTACCTACAAAAAATCTACACTTATCATCTGTTTGAAATTTTTTAATATTAACTGATCTAGTATCAGTATCTGTTGCACCATAATAATCTACAACAGAATCTTCACCGTATACTTTTTTAATTTCAGAAATAATTCTTCTTACATCGTGAGTATAGTGAGACCATATAATAGTTTTACCTTCTACGTTCTCAAGTATATTCATTAATTCACCTAGTCTAGAACAAGGTAAATCTTTTATAGTACCATCATCTGCAGTGAAGTGACCACAAGTAATTTGATGTAGTCTCATTAATTGAGTCATAACAGTTGCTGAAGATTGCATTTTACCATCAAGAAATGCAATAGCTTCTTGTTTCATTTGTTTATAAACTTTTTTTTGTTCAGCTGTTAGTTCAACATAATGTTTTACAAAAGTTTTTTCTGGTAAATCTAAACAGTCTTGTTTTAATATTCTTCTAGAAAAAGGTTTTATTTTTTCTGATAACTCACCAAGATTTCTATATCCAACAACTATTTCAACACGTCTACCTTGTACTTCAATTTTTTTAGTAACAGCATATCTTGATTTAAATATCCAATAAGAATCATGACCTAATAACCATGGATCAAGAAAAGCACATTGAGAAAATAAATCTAATGGTGATTTAGTTACAGGAGAACCTGTTAATATTCTTCTATACTTAGCATGTTCTCTTAGTTCAAAAATGTTTTTTGTTCTATTAGATGTTGGAGTTTTAATTGTAGTAGACTCATCAATTGCTATCATTGCTTTGTGGCAAGATAAAAATTTTTGTGCAAACTCTGTACCATTACCAGATGAAAAAGCTTCAACATTCATAATTAAAATATGAAAATCAGTTCCTGTTTCAAATAAAGTATTAAGTAATTGTTTTTGTTTTGAAGATTTATCTGATGTTTTCCATAGCACCATTTTTTTTTCGATATGATCAGGTAAATGCACAGGCACCTCCTGATCATACCAGTTCTTATAAACACCTTTAGGTGCAATAAGAAGGAGGCCATTTATCTGGCCTTTATCATATAATATTGCAGCATTATCTAGTAATACCTTTGATTTACCTGTACCCATTTCCATAAAGTACGCAAAATTTTCTTTATCCCAAGATGCTTTTAATGCATCTAATTGATGGCCATAAGGCTTAGTTTTAAATTTATAATTCATAATATATACTCTGTTTACTTTTCTTTCTAATTACTATAATAGTTATGAAAAAGAAAAAGTCAATGAGCAAAGTTTATTTAACACAAGATATACCAGGCAGTTCAATTGGACAGCCAAAATACAATGTTGTAGGAGCACAAAAGTTCGGACATATTGTCACACTTTTGCCAGAAAAAAGTCAAATTATTTTATCACCTGGCCCACTAATTCAAAAATTAAGAACACTATTAAAAGATTATACAACGGATGATTACTTATTATTATCAGGAGATCCTGCAATTATTGGCGTAGTTTGTTCTGTTGTATCTGATATTACAAATGGAAAATACAATTTATTAAAATGGGATAGGCAAGAAAAAACTTACTACCCAATTGAAGTAAATATTTTTCACAAATAGTCTTGACAAAAGATATAATCGATCTTATTTATATCACTATGAAAGTTAAACAGAAAATACTTAAAGGAGTTAAATTATGTTAATAGACCTACGAAAAGATGCACCTGATCAAATGAAATCTGTTGAGACAGAAACATTATCAGAAGAAATAGAAAAGTTATTATCAATACAAAAAAAAATAAAACTTTTAGAAGATCAAGCAAAAGATTTAAAAGAAGATGAACGACATTACAGTTGTGTTATTATTCCAAAAATAATGGCAGATCAAAATTTAGAGTCTTTAAATTTAAAGGATGGTTCATTTTTAAAAGTTAAAAAAATTTATAGTGCCACATTAAAAGCTGATAAAAAAGCTGAAGGCATACACTGGCTTCGAGACAATGGCTTAGGTGATATAGTAAAAAATAATATTACTGTATCATTTGGTCAAGGCGAAGATAACAAGGCTGTCGATTATGCTAGCCTTGCGAGGTCGAATGGGTATGAACCAACTCAAGAAGAGAAGGTTCACCCATCGACACTCAAAAAAGTTTTAGAGGAACAAAAAGACAAAGGTCTAGAAATTCCCGAGGAACTTTTCAATACGTTCGATGGAAATCAAACGTATATTAAAAATAAAAAATAAACTAATAACTAAATATAAGGAGTTATATTATGGCTAATACAGCTATTGAGAAGAAGAACAGTGCAGGCGCACTGGCAACTATCAGTCTTAGAAATGATTCTGGGAAAGGTAGTGAAGAAATAAAATCGGATGATGTATCTACACCGATTTTAAAAATCCTACATCAACTATCGCCTGAATGTAATCAGAGCAATGCAAAGTACGTAGAAGGTTCTAAACCTGGTATGATCTATGCAAAAGGTCTTGGTACATTAATAGATGGTGACAAAGGTGTGGATATATTAGTTGCACACGTGCAGACAAGATATCCAGAATGGCAAGAAATGGGAGATACAGCAGCTCCGCCTGTTGCAACTCATATGTCAGTACCTTCAGATGCCGTTGAGGAAAGAAATGGTAAGTGGAGATTATCAAATGGTAACTATTTAGAAAAGACTGCATATTTTTATGTAGTTGTTTTAGGTGATGAACCTAGACCTGCTGTAATTACTATGAGATCATCTAACTTAACACCTGCTAGAGAAATTAATCAAATGATTAAGAATCTCAGGTTCCAAGATGAAAAAGGTAAATACAATCCGGCAGCATATGCAGCAGTTTATACTTTAAAAACTGCAGGTAAAGTTGCAGGTAGTAAGAGTTGGCATGTCTATAAACCTTCAATGAACAGAGCATTAGATATTTCTGTTGAAGCTGACACTCAATTATACTTAATGGCACAAGAACTTCAAAAGACTGTGTCTAAAGGTCAAGCAAAACCTAAGTATGAAGAAAAAATTGCTAAACCAACTGAAGAGATTATCTAATTCACTAAGTGAATACTCTAGAGGAGAGGCGATGGCGCGAGAGTGGTGTCGCCTCTTTCATAACATAGGAAATTATGAAAGACTTTATAAAATATTTTACAGGTTTAAAAAGAAACTTTGGTTTTTGTAACATTAAAAATGGTTACAAAGATCCAGATACAGGTAAATTAAAATTTAATCCTGGTGACTATGGTTGGTCAGGAAAATTAATTACTGAAGAAGATTATACTCAACATTTAAATGGAACTAAATCTATTGGTATACAACCATGTGATGATAATGGTTTAGCAAGATTTGGTGCAATAGATATTGATCCTAAAGTATATAAGAATTTAGATATAAAATTTTATTTAGATACAATCCAAGAAAAAAAATTACCATTAATACCTATTAAATCTAAAAGTGGTGGACTTCATTTATATGTATTTACAGAAGAATTAGTCAAAGCAAAAGTAGTAAAAGATTTTTTAGAACAAGTATTATTTTTATTTAAACTACCTATTACAACAGAGATATTTCCTAAACAAACTAAACTAGGAACAAATACAGATGATCAAAAAGTAAATGGTAATTTTATTAATCTTCCATACTTTAATAAAAATGAAAGAGTTGCATTAGATCCATCTGGTCAAGAAATGACATTAGATTTATTTTTAAAAGTTGTTGGAATGAATTTAATGACATCAACTAAACTAAAAGATATATCTGAAAACATAGTTAAAATAGAACTTACAGGTGGTGCAGAAGAGTTTAAAGATGGTCCACCATGTCTGGAAATTTTATCTAAAGAAAAAATGGATGATGGTAGAGATAGATTTTTATATAACTACATGGTGTTTGCTAAAAAGAAATATGCTGACGATTGGGCTAAGAAAGTATTACAAGCAGGTAGAAATTATTTTGAGTTCAATGAAACTTGGACTGATGATTATATTAAAAAGAAAATAAAAAACTGGGAGAAAGATACCAAAGGTCATACTTGTAATGATCAATTACTTGCACCGGTTTGTGTTAAATCTGAATGTGTTAAAAGAAGATTTGGTGTTATCTCTGATAAAAAAATTGATTGGCCAATGATGACTAATTTAATCAAAGTAGATTTTAAACCAGATCCTGAATATTATTTTACAGTAGAAAATAAAACTGGGGAGTCTGTAGTAGTGCATGCAAAAAATGTAATACAACTCAGAGATCAAAAAGAATTAGGAAGTTTAATAATGGCACAGGTAAATGTGTTACCTCCTCCTATAAAACCTTTAGACTTTCATGTAATGATTAATGGATTACTAGATACTCTTGATACAGTGCAACCGGCTCCAGGAACCAGACCAATGGAAATATTAAAAAAACATTTAAAAGAATATATAAATGGTACACAAGCAAAAACATATGCATCATTTGAAAGTGGTAATGTTTTAAAAGATGAAGTGTATTCTTATTTTGTTTATGACGAATTTTACAATGAACTAAAAGAAAATGGTTGGAGAAAAGACTCATCAAGAACTTCTCACATGATTCAAAAAATGTTTGATACAAAAGATGATTCATTACCTCAACCAGAGTTTGGTAAAAAGAAAAGATTCCCTGGTAAACATAAGAAGACCGGTAAACCATATCCAGGTGTTAATGGATGTGTATCCATACCTTTATATTTATTTGATAAAGAAGAAGAGGACGTAGAAGAGACTGCTGACTTTACAGAAGAGGAAATTGTATAATGATATATAAGTTTTATGGACCACCAGGTACAGGTAAGACATACAGACTAATTAGTAGAGCTAAAGCTTATGTTAGAATAGGTACACCTTTAGATAACATTGCATACTTTGCATTTACTAAAAAAGCTGCAGGTGAAGCAAGAGATAGAATGCCTGCAGACAATGATAAACTATCATACTTTAGAACAATACATTCATTTGCATACGATCAATTAGAATTAAATGATGGAAAAGTTATGCAACCATCAGACTATGAAGCAATAGGTAAAGAGATAGGTGTTAAAGTAAAATATTACGACAAGTATAATAAGGAAGATATTAATTATCTAAACTGCGACAGTCCATATTTTCAAATGATTGGTAGAGCAATTAATAGAGATATTAGTATTAGAGATGAATATGATAGAGGAGAACACAATAAAAAAGAAATTAAATGGAAAATACTAAAAACAATTGATGACAATTTGAAAGAATACAAAAGAGTAAAAAAGAAATTAGATTTCAATGACATGATAAAACAATTAATTGAAAAAGAATCTTTACCTAAATTTAAAGTTATATTTATTGATGAAGCTCAAGATTTATCACCATTACAATGGAAATTATTTGATAAACTAAAAGAACATACTGATGATATTTATTTAGCAGGTGATGATGATCAAGCTATTTTTGCTTGGGCTGGTGCTGATGTAGATAGATTTATAAGTCAAAAATCTGATAAAGAAAAAGTTTTAAAGTATTCAAAAAGAATATCTAGATCAGTTCAGGAACAATCAGAAATACCTATTGAAAAAATAGAAGGATTAAGAAAACAAAAAGATTATTACCCAAGAGACTATGAAGGTGAATGTGAGTATATAAATAATCTAGATCACGTAGATTTAACAAAAGAAAGATGGGTTATATTAACTAGAACCATTAGTAGATTAGTTAGTATGAAAAAAGAATTAAGAGAAAGAAATTTATATTATCAGACAAAGAAAGAAAAATCTTTTAAAGTTAGGGTATACAATGCACATATTAATTATAACTCCTGGTGTAGAGGAAAGATATTAGATGAAAAAGAATGGAAAGATATTGAAGAATACATTGGAAAAAAAATGGAAGATTGGGAACCAGATTTAGATTGGTTTGATGCATTCAAAGAGGTTGAATATGAAGATAAGGAATACATTAAAGAGATGATGGAAAATGGAGAAGATTTAGATTTACCTGCTAGAATATTTATATCAACTATACATGCATTTAAAGGTGGTGAACAAGACAATGTAATACTTTGTTTAGACCAACCAAACAAAATTAAAAAAGCAGTTCGTAAGAGTAAAAACAAAAGTGATGAAGAACATAGAGTTTGGTACGTAGGAATCACACGTGCTAGAAATAATTTATATAAATTAAAAGCTAAGAAAAAAGTTAATGCATACAAATTATAGAATTACACAACAGTGTAAACAGAACGGGGTAGCGACATTTCCTATGGGGTGGGTGGCAGCATCTTGCTCTAGCGGGCGACGTTGGTTCGGTTCGCGGACCCCATTTGTTTTTAAGCCGTTAAACCAACTACTGCCACAAATAACTTAAAGGAGAAAAATATGAGTAATAAAGATATGTTTGATAAATCATTTCCACAAGATAAGCAGATAGGTGGGAGTCACTATAAAGACTTTCATATTCAACCCTATGAATTTATTTCTAAAAATGATCTCTCATTTTTTCAAGGGAACGTTGTGAAGTACGTTTGTAGATACTTGAATAAAAATGGAATACAAGATATAGAGAAGATAATTCATTACTGTGAATTAGAAATTAAAAAGATGAAAGATACAGGTAAGAAAAAATAATGTTGATGCCAACTACAGAATGGGTAGCACCTACGGAGTTTCCTGATTTAAGAAAAGCAGAAGAAATTGCAATTGATTTGGAGACAAGAGATCCAGAATTAAAGAAACTGGGTTCAGGGGCCATTAAAGGTAGTGGCGAAGTTGTAGGTATAGCTGTAGCTGTAGATGGTTATAAAGCATACTTTCCTATTGCACATGGTGAAGGTCCAAACATGGATCGTAAAAAAGTTTTAGATTGGTTTACAGACGTATGTGAATCACCTGCTACAAAAATATTTCACAATGCTATGTATGATGTGTGTTGGATTAAGAATTTAGGAATTAAAATTAATGGTTTAATTATAGATACAATGATTGCAGCATCTATTATTGATGAAAATAGATTTCAATATTCATTAAACTCTTTGTCTTGGGTTTATTTAAAACAAGGTAAGAATGAGTCTTTACTAACTAAAGCAGCTAAAGAAAGAGGTTTAGATCCTAAAGCAGAAATGTGGAAACTACCTGCAAGTGAAGTAGGTGGATACGCAGAAAAAGATGCTGAATTAACTTTATTATTATGGCATCACTTAAAAAAAATTATTATTGAAGATGATCTTCAAGATATATTTAATCTCGAGACTGATCTGTTTCCTTGTTTAGTTGATATGCGCCACCTAGGTGTTCGGGTAGATATCGAGAAAGCCAGTCAATTGAAAACAGTAATGGCAGTAAAAGAACAAAACCTATTACAACAAATAAAAATAGAAACAGGAATAGATACTCAAATATGGGCTGCAAGATCGATTGCAGAAGTTTTTGAAAAACTGAAGCTACCTTATAGCCGAACTGAAAAGACTGACTCTCCTTCATTTACTAAAAATTTTATTTCTACACATAGTCATCCTGTGGTTCGTATGATAGCAGAAGCTAGAAAAATAAACAAGGTTAGTACAACTTTTATAGATACTATTTTAAATCATTCACATTTAGGTAGGATACACGCAGACATTAATCAAATTAGATCTGATGATGGGGGAACAGTTACGGGAAGATTCTCATATGCAAATCCTAATTTACAACAGATTCCGGCGCGTGATCCAGATACAGGCCCATTAATTAGAAGTTTATTTATACCTGAAGAAGGTTGTAAGTGGGGTACATTTGACTACTCACAACAAGAACCACGTTTAGTTGCACACTATGCTTTAAGATTTGGTTTAGATTCAGCAACTCCAATATCAGAAGCATATCAAGAAGATCCTAAAACAGACTTTCATCAAATCGTAGCTGACATGGCAGAGATAGATAGAAAAGAAGCTAAGACAATTAACTTAGGTTTGTTTTATGGAATGGGTAAAGCAAAACTTCAGAACGAATTAAATGTTTCAAAAGATAAAGCAGATGAATTATTTAATACTTATCATGGTAGAGTTCCATTCGTAAAACAGCTAATGAATGAAGTTATGTCTGCGGCTCAATCAAAAGGACAAATAAAAACTTTACTAGGTAGACGTTGTAGATTTCCTAAGTATGAACCAATACTTAGAGGTTCTGATTGGGGACATTTTGTTCCTGCTCAAGATCATGACACTATGTTAGAATTAAAAGAAATGGGTCCATATATAAAAAATGAAGATGGAGAATTTATTAAAGACAAAGATGGTAATAAACAAAAAAACTATTGGCATAATAATTCATCACGTAGAGCTTTTACTTACAAAGCATTAAATAAATTAATCCAAGGTAGTGCAGCTGATATGACTAAAAGAGCTATGATTAATTTATATAAAGAAGGTTTAATAGGTCATATACAAATACATGATGAATTAGATTTCTCTATTGAATCAGAGAGTCAAGCTAAAAAAATAAAAGATATAATGGAAAATGCAGTTGACTTAAAGGTACCTAATAAAGTAGATTATGAATCTGGACCTAACTGGGGTGAAATAAAATAATGTACTATGTCTTATTTAAATGCTAATATACCGCCAATTTATTGTAAAATAAGGAAGGAATATCTTTATGATCTTAAGAAAAATAAAGGACAATTTAGTGAATGTGTTATCTTTGGTATTAGCTCTATCTCAGGTCGTGCACTCTTATTTAATATTATGTTACCCAACGGTGCGTGCTTTTGGAGATTACCTATCTCGGCTTTTTTTCAAAAAGAATATGAAAGAGATCAAGTGCCAGATATGCGATTGGATGAACTCCAATTGTGGAATAGTTTTAGTTACTATCCTAGTGTGCATTGTTTTGATTGGCTGGCTGGTATAAATGGTAAATATCTAGGAAAAGACAAAAAATTTTATCCAGGTCAATATCTTTTTACAGTTGACTGGGCTCATCCAGAGACTAATATACTAAATACGGAACATTCTGAAATTCCACAAGAACACAAGTGTGCACACATACTTGCATTAGAAAACGGTAATTATGCCGCTCAGCCAAATAACAGAATCATTTGGCATGTTAATAGTTATACTACAGATAATGATTGGCCCGACTATAGTGTACAAAATACATACTGGGACTGTGAAGGATCTGATTGGATAACAGAAGATTCTGATAAAATGTTTTATAATATTGAGGAGAAAAAATGATTTGTATAATTTGTGAACACGATTGTCATTGTAATGACATATGCCAAGCAGGTAATGGTTGTGGTTGCTCTACATGTGAACATCAAGAAGAAGTAGATGCATTAAAAAAAATTTGGAAAAGAATTTTAAACTGGTTTAAATAATGAACTTAGTGGATCTGTTAAAGAAAAATATAGTCATGGTTCCTGTAGTTGCGTCAGTTATTGTCGGAACTTTTACAGGTGTTAGGTATATTGTATCTTTAACAGAAACTATCAATCAAAATAAAGCAGCAATTGAGAAAATACAAAAAACAGATTTAAAAAATCAAATCGGATACATCGCTAGAATACAGGAAAATCAAAGTCATTTATTGTTAAATATTGAAACCAACAAAGGTAATACTATTGTTACAAACGATAAACTTAAAACAATGGAAGAAAAAATAAAACAAATGGAACAAGATTTTAAAAATTTTTTAATTATGCGTAGTAATTTAAGTGAAGATAATTAATATGGAGTGTGCTAATATGAACTATTATTTTACAGGAAGTATCATTATTGCATTTATTTTATTAACAATTTTAATAGCACCATTATGAAAATATCTGAAAACACATCAGTGAGTATGCCAATGAAAAATATGATTGGTATCGTTGTAGCTGTTGCTATGGGTGTCTTTGCGTATACAGAAGTAACTGCTAGGCTTACATCGTTAGAGACATCAAGAGAATTGTTTCAAGCAGACTTACTCAAGAAGTCAGAACAGTTACCAACAGACCAGGAACAATATATGTTAATAGAAGATTTATATAAGACAACAGAAAAACTTGAAATAACTCAAGAGCAAAATATGACTAACAAAGTTAATATAGAATTTTTAAAAGCACAATTAGAAAAAGCATTAAACGATGTTGAAGAACTAAAAGATAAGGTAAGACAAAATGGAAACGGTCATCAGTAGTGTAGTAGCTCTTTGTATGTTTGTAGCAGGAGAACTTACAGAGCATAGAATACAGCCTGCAATGAGTGATTGTCTTAAAGGAAAGAGGGTTGCAGAACGTGATGCAAGTGATAATATTGAATACAAATGCGGAAAAGTAAAAGCAGAACTAGAAGAAAATATAGATGGATCTAAAGCTATTAAAAAAATTGTAAATGAATCTTAGTCGAAATTTTTCCCTTCAAGAATTAACCAAATCAGATACAGCTATACGTAGGGGTATTGATAACGAACCTAACGCTGATCAAATAGATAAATTAAAAATGCTGTGTGAAAATATTTTACAGCCGGTACGAGATCAATTTGGTAGAGTTAAGGTGACGTCAGGATACCGTTCACCAGAACTTTGTATTGCAATTGGCAGCTCAATTAATTCGCAGCACTGCAAAGCTGAGGCGGTTGATTTTGAATGTCTTGGAGTTGACAATGCTGAAGTTGCTGATTGGATAAAACAAAACCTTGAGACGGATCAGCTGATTCTCGAGTATTACACACCTGGACAACCCAACAGCGGATGGATTCATGCAAGTTATGTACCATTTCATCCTAGACATCAATACATTAGAGCCTACAGAGAAGAGAAGAAAACTAAATACAAACCAATTATAGGAAAAGCAGTAGATTTGATATGAGTATAATAGATAAGAAAACGATAAAATTATTTCAAAAAATAGATACAGTACATGGTGTATGTGAAGAGTGTGAAGAAGAAACTATTTTAGTTGCGATTGTTTCAGAATTTTACAGATGTACTAATTGTGGTCATGATACTAAACAACATATCAATGGTAGAATTAGATATCTAAGATTAGATGCTTCTGATAAAAAATGGATTAAAGAAAATTATATTAAATAATGGCTAAAAAATTTAAATCATTTGAAACTAGAGATCAGCCTAAAAAAAGAGGACCTCGAAAACATAAAAAATCATTAAATAAAAACGAAAAAAGACAGAAGCGTACTAAGCGTTATAAAGGCCAAGGTAAAGGCTAAAAGAATCAGGCCTCAGGCTTCTGTTCATTGTCTGTCTTCTGCTTATTATCTGTTTTTTCACACATAAATTTAGGATATAATTCTAAAGACTCTACTTGATCTGCTGCAAATAAATCGCCATCAAATAATATACCATAAGACTCACCGAGTCCTTTTTGAACACAGGCATAATGTGTACCATAAAACCTTTTGTATTCATGTTTTTCAAATGGAACTTCAGCACATTGTTGCGACACAACTGAACATATATATAATGTTAAAAAAAACTTCATTGACTAACCCTTGTAATTAAATATAACTATCTTATATTATTATTTATAAAATACAAACGAAAGTAACATAAAAATGGATATAAGAAAATATAAATCTGTAGCACTGTCACATGATAGTTGCGACAAGTTAGACAGCATTAGGAAAATTATTGTTCCTGAAGTATCAGTGTCTAGAGCAAAAGCTTTAGATATATTAATAAATGAGAAAGCGAGAAAACTAAATGGTAAACTTAGAAAGACTGAAAACAGTTAATCTCTACGAAAAAAAAGATCCTGTTAGAGATTTATGGCGTAATGTTTTAATTGTAGGTATTGAAGATCTTATTAAAAAAAAGAAACTTCAATATCAATGGAATAGAAAAGCATATTGTTTAGAAGAAATGTGGTTTCACCATGAAGATTTTAAATTAATATGTGAGTTTGCTCAGTTAGAACATTCGATAGTTAAAAAGAAAGTATTTAAAGCAATAGAAAAACTAAAGGAGAAATATGAAAAAAGGGAAACGAGTATGCCCGCGATGTCAGGGGAATGGCTACATAAAGATAAAGAGATCAGTGGAAGATCAAAGAGATGGAATAGTTCAATGTCCAATGTGTAATAGTGAAGGAGCAATACCTATGGAACTAGATAAAGTAAAAGAACAAAATAAAATTCAAAGAATATTATATAAAAAATCTTCTTTATTAACTAGAGATTTAGTTAAAAGTCTTATTAGTAAAATTAGAATGCTTCAAAAACAAAAAGTATTCTTACAAAAGAAACTAAGAGAATCTACGAAAGATAATAATGCCTGCTAAAAAATATTCAGATTATCATTTTAGAAAATTACAATATGATTTTGTAAATATACCAAGAGAAGCTTCTGATAAGTTAAAAACTTTATCAAAAAATTTTAAGTACGGTAAAGAATTAAAACGAGGTAAAATTATTGAAGCTATGTCTTGGCAATATAATATAATTAAAAATACTAATCATGCTATTGTTTGGAGAGATGGAAAATTTGAAGTTATAGAAAATGAAATATAAACATTGTAAAAAACATAATATAAATTCTGAAAATAATAGTGAATTATTTGTTATAAAAACAGAGTATAAAAAAAAAAATGGTAAAAAATTTGGTCCTTATAATTATAAAATATGTGTATTATGTAAAAGAGAGCACTCTAAAAAATACGCAAAGAAAAATCCAGAAAAAATAAAAGAATTACACAGAAAATATTTAGAAAAACCAGGAAATAAAGCAAAAGCAAGAATAAGAAAATTAAAATTTATAGAAAATAATAGGGAACATATTAGAAAATATTTAAATAATTGGGAAAAAAATAAAAGAAAAATTGATCCTACGTATGGTTTAATTAAAAATTTAAGAAGTAGATTATGGACTGTTTTGAAAAAACACAAAAAATCAAATTCAACATTAAAATTAACAGGATGTACTTTAGAACAGTTAAAAAAACATTTAGAAAATAAATTTGAAGACGGAATGAATTGGGATAATTACGGAGTTTGGCATGTAGATCATATAATAGCTTGTGCTAATTTTGATTTTTCTGATCCTAAACAACAGGAAATTTGTTTTCATTACACTAACCTTCAACCCATGTGGGGAGAAGAAAATGCCAAGAAAGGATCGCGGTTAATATAATATGACAATAGACTTATCCAAAATTAAACTAGATTTAATTGTAAAAAATAGAAAAGCTGAATTATATTTAGATGAAGTTAGAGAAGACTACTACCTTCCACTAACAAAAGATTATCAAGATTGTGTAAGACATGTAAAAAAATTTATTAAAATTAGAAAATTTCCATGGTATGTACATATTGGAGCACAAACTGCAGCTTTTATAATAGATCCAATAGGTTTTATAAAATTAAAATGGCAAGGTTATAACTTTTTAATAGAATCATATTGGGAACTAAAAAGATTAGTTAAAGAATGTGAAATGGAGTTTGAAGCAACAGAAAAAGCTATAGAAAAATCTGAAAAAATTATTAACAACATACAGAAAGCAATCGATGATAAAGTGGAATAAAAAGTTTAAGTATCCTAAGACAATAAGAGAAGCTATAGAAGGCCAACGTCATTATATTATTAATGAAGAGAAACTACCATCTGTGACTACAATCTTACAGGCTACACAGTCTGAAGAAAAGAAAGCTAGTTTACAGAATTGGATGAAAAGAGTTGGATCTGACAACGCTGAACACATTAAAAACACTGCAGCTAATCGTGGATCAATTATGCACCATATAATTGAGTCTTATCTATTAGAGGCAAGACACGCTGATTTAAGCGATATTGGGGTTCAAGCAGGTGCAATGGCCGAAATTATTTACAATGAGGGTCTAGAGGGCTGTATGGACGAAATATGGGGGTCTGAAGTGGCTTTGTACTATCCTGGACTGTACGCCGGGGCTACTGACCTAGTTGGGGTGTATGAAGGCTCTGAAGCTATAGTAGATTTTAAACAATCTAACAAATTTAAAAAACGTGAGTGGGTTGAAGATTATTTTGTACAACTTGTGGCATATGCCATGGCTCATAACACTGTATATGGTAGTAAAATTAACAAAGGTGTTGTTTTAATGTGTACTAAAGACAAACAATTTCAAAAATTTGTAATTGAAGGTCGTGAGTTTAATAGATATGTTTGGCAATGGCTTAGAAGAGTTGATGAATATTATGGCCAAAAAGTGTCCAAAGTGGGGCAAGAAGCTAGTTAATATATGTTTACTACTTTGTATCAGGCATCCGGCTCCAGGGTTCATGTTCCACCCATAGGTATATTTTTAGCAAATGATATTTTATTTTTTTTAAATTTTATAAACACTGGAACATTGGAACAATGGAACAAACTATTGAAATTATTGAATAAAATGCAGTTTACAGCTCAGAACATCTAGAACATAAGTGTATCAACACTTTTAGAACATACACTTTTTAAAAAGTGTTATATATCAACGTTTATTTCTGTTCTGAGAGACCCAATTTAGAGATAGTATTTTATCTTTTTTTATAAAAAAAGTATGCTAAAAAATAGTATAAGGAGAAAACAAATGAGACGTAAGAAAAAAAATAGAAAAACTATTCCTCTCAATACAAAATCTTTAGGAAATAAAATTGAAGCATATCCATTTGTAGAAATAGAATGGCTTGATATCGAAGGTGATGCGGGCTGGTCAGATACTAAATCTTTAAATAAAGAAAAATTACCAACATGTGTATCAAAAGGTTATCTTGTAAGTCAAAAAAATGGTGTTACTAGAATATTCACAGATTATATAAAAACAAAAGACAAGCCTACCTTTGATAGTATTGGTAATACAACTATTATTCCAACTGCTGTAATTGAATCTATTAAAAAATTAAAATAAATTAATTTAATGAATCTGTTTTTTTTCTTTTTGGTGTTTCTTTTACTTTTTCTTTCAACTCTTCAAATTCTACACCTTCTAGTATTGGACTATAATCATCAATTATTTGTTTCATTCTTAATTCTAGTTCTTCTGTTGACAGGTCTTCTAGTTTACCAGTTCGAATTATCTTTTGCTCAATATAAAGCCCTGCAGCTTTCCCTCTTGCTACCTCTGCATTAACTGCAGCTGACCATGCTTTTTTATCTCTAGCTTCATTTCTTAATTTAGCTAATTCTGCAATATGATTTCCAAAAGTAACTTCAAATTGTTTTTGCCATTCAGTCCTAAGTTCACCAATATATTGAACAACTAATGGATAATGTTTAGGATTTTGTAATACACTAGCTGAGTGTCTTGCTGATTCTTTTGAATAACCTGCTTCTATTGCACATTGAGTAGCAGTTTTTCTACCCTCTTCAGATATTAATAAATTAGCAAATCTAATCTGTTGTTCTGTCAGTTTTTTAGGTAATCCCATTATTCCTCATACATTTTTTTTTCTGATTCATAACCTTCCATAGCCATTTCATGAAAAGTTTTTTCTTTTTTTCTATTATACTTAGTTTTATCTTCTATTACTTTTGATTTAAATTTTGGTGTTCTAACTTCTTTTGCTACAGGATTTTTAAATATTCTATCAAAGTTTTTTCTGTAATTATCACTTGAAGGTCTTGAAATACCATCAAATGTTCTACCTTTTTCACGTTGTGTCATAGTTGTTCCTCTATTGACTTTTAGCACAACAATAATAATATATCAACTGTTGTTAGGGTAAAATATTATAACAATAGTATTCTGGTTAACCTAACAATGTTTTGTTTTTACCGTTATATGGGGTTCGGCTTACGACCTTGAGATTTACTCCCTCAACTGATACTGGGGCCCCATATTAAAAAAGAAATTATGCAAGGAAAATTACTTAGACAAGTCCTAGATAAAATGTTGAAACAGGAAACAGCACAGGGTGCTCGTGTTCAAGTTTGTTTACCCGATGGTAAATATTATGATATTAATTCTTTACAACTTCTTGAAAATAAACTATTGGGATCTAGAGAGTCACATCGATTAGTCTTCACAGTTCAAGCTGAAACATGGAATATGGGTAAGGTTTTGAAAAAAATTGGTTAAGCATGTTTGTGTGAAAAACCAATGAAACCTGAGACTAAATTTTATGCACAAGTTAAAAGAAATCTTACTGAAATATCCTGGATTAGGATTGAAAACCTTAGTGTTCCTGGTACTCCCGACTTATTGGGCTATAATAATAGCGGCCACTTTTTCACTGTTGAATTAAAGTATACAAAAACAAATAAAATTAAATTTTCCCCACACCAAATAGCCTTCCATGTGAAGCATCCTGAGAATACATTTATTATGGTTTTGGATGCCTCTTGCATGCTTCCAAAACTTTATGAGGGCAAAAGAATCCGGAATCTGGTAGCCGGAGGCCTGACTCAGGCCCCCTGTGCCACCGGTTACGACGCTTGTCGCTTGACGCTTGACGCTTTGTAATCCGAACTTTTGTAAACAGGCAAATTGTCCTGCGTCAAAATGTCGCAGCTTGTCGCTTGACGCTTGTAGCCGTTTGCTACGCACCAGGCTTCATGGATCTTAATCGCTGTCTTGCTCAGGCGCTTGTCGCTTGACGCTTGTTGCTTGCTGCTTGTCGCTTGTTGCTTCATCCTTCATCGCTTTCTCTCCTAATTTTTGTTGTCTTTGAAATTCTTTGCGCTTTTTGCGCAGCTCATCATAAAATTTTGGGTGTTTGAATACGAACATATTAGTGCTGTCCGTATTCAATGTTTTTAACTTCAGGATCCCAGCACGCTCTACAATCACCGCAGGCGTTGTCTTGGTCAGGTGCAGGACATGTTCGACTCTTCGTTGAAACTGTCGACGTATTGGGCCAGCTCATGACTGGCCCCTGGTCAACCATTGGAGAAGAAAAACGTATTACAAGATTGTCAGGCTTGTTGTCTAGATGGTCCTTGATCCAGGCTTCTCTAGTTGGCATCCAGTGTCGCTTGCTTGGCGTTGCCTTACAGACTTCATATATCTTGTTCAGGTGGTCCAGGTCTTGGACGTCCCCGCTGTCGTGCCATCTAAAGACATCAGGCTTTTTTGAATTAATTAAAGTTGTCATTGCTTCAACCCAGTATGGATTTTTTAAAGCGTCCAGCCTTTTATATTGGGCCTTCTGTACAGTACTAAATCTATACATACCCTTCAGGGCATAGCAATTAAAACAAACTGAGTCTTTAATTAGTCTTAACTTTGCGCCGGTCTTGCACTCCTTAGCGGGAATACCTATTGACCAGCCAGGCATCTTTGATGGTTTACTAAGCCCTCCAACCAGGGCCCATGCTTCTTTAGTATTCATTTTTTTTACTCCTTGGTTTTTTTTATTATATTAAACTAATTATTTTTTTATTCACCTTACATAATTGTCACAGCTTGTCGCTTGATGCTTGACGCTTGAGTCAAGAAACAAATTGACGCGCGACAATTTGTCACAGCTTGTTGCTTGATGCTTAATTATGGACCAGCTGGCGCTCATTGCGTCTTCCAGCCGATCCCAGGTCACTGCAAGCAAGATGCATCTTCTATTTATAACCACCATTTAAGGTGATGTCTCGCAAGTGAGAACAATCTCACAGTGACCAGGGATCAGTTCAGGGCAAGTGCGGGTAGCGTTAGCATCCTCGTGTTATCCTGCTTTTGATATCTAATTTTTCAATCAACTTACCTGATCCCAGGTCCATCGATATTAGCCGAAACACGTCTAGAACTTCGGGAGCTGTTACCGCTCAATGGACCAGGGATCAGTACTCAGGGAAGACGGCCTGCAGTAGGCGGTGTGACCCTGAGTCTGTCCTTGCTAGTTTGAGTTTTTAATTTCGGATACTAGCAAACGGAAATTCTTTAATTATATTTAAACATTTTTTCTAATTCCTCCATGTCTTTATTACTTGGTTTGTTATACCAAAATCTAGGAAATAAACCGTGGTAGTTTTTAGTATCTTCTACTTCATCTATTAAAGATGGCTCCTCCCAAATTTCTTTTTGTGTGTCAAATTTATTTAAATTAAACATATTCGAATTATGGCATGAATAAATTTTTTAATACATTCACATTATTGTCGCACCTTGGAGCTTGAGGCTTGAGGCTTGAAACTCTGTCAACATGACAGATTGCCCTGCGACATTTTGTCGCAGCCACTTTAGAATTATTCTAAACTAGGTGCGTCAATCTGCCGATAGATAATTTTTTCTAGTCGTGCTATTATTTCAACTTAACCAAAAAGGAGTAAATATGACTAAAGAAAAACGACAAACACTAAATACTGAAAAACGTAAAGTTATTGGTGGTGTGTTTCAAGATCATTTTGAGAGTAAATCAAAATACAAAGCACAACATACTGACGCAATAAAAACTTACAATGATATGCGTTCAGTTGCTAAAACAAAGATTGAACAACTTGTAAGATTTCATCAACCACAAGAAGATGTAGATACAGTTAGAACCATGATGAATAAATATGGAGAAAACAATGGTGGTCAATTACACCATGATAATTGTTTTTATGTTCAAAACTCAACACCTCGTATGGATACCGATTACAATGGCAATCCAAAAGAAGTTTTAGATGATGTTCATATTGAGTTCAAAGCTAGTAAAGATTTTCTAACTTCTTATTATAGAGATGAGATAAGATCAAATGGTCTTGACCCAGATTATTCAGTTAGACTTGATAACAACTATGATAAAAGAAGTCCTAGTTATTATAATGCTGAAAGTGATATTAATAAATATCTAGGTTGGACAAATGACAATAACTCAAGCACAAATCAAACTATTAAGCATAAAAATAGTTGGGAAAATGATTTCAGAATTTGGGTCATTGGGAGTTCTTATTGTCATAATAGAATGTTTCAAACTGATACTCAAGAGTATGAATGGTTTAGATCATTTGACATTGCAAAAGAAAATGTTGTTTTAGCACATAAAAAACTGTTTGATCATATCAATGATAAAATGGATAAATTAAAACTTGGTTTAAAATCTTACCGATACTTTGATCAAGCTAAATCGTTAGCCGATAAACTTGGAGTTCCTTTAAATGAAAGTGTACTTGACGCACATAGTTCAATGGCACTTTCAATTTATAGTCCAGAAAATTTAGCTGATCTTTTAACTGATGAAGTGGAGTTGACTAAAGATGAAAAAATAGCAATAGCAAAAGCACAACTACAACAAGACGTTAGAGCGAACTAACTGCGACAATCTACACAATGGCGATAACTTCGCCATTGTGTTATACTAAGGAAATTAACAAAAGGAGTAAAACTAATGGCTGAAGAATATATATATTGTCATGGTACAAAATGCCATACCAATCACACTCAAGACAGAATAAGAGGTGTCAAGGGTTCAAAGGTTCTAAGAACCAAAAGAATAAAACAAGATGTTAATAGTAGTTGGTACAATCCTAATAATTTATATAATTATTTTTGTAGTATGAGTTGCTATAACGATTATGCAAACGCAAACATTCAGCAAATTATTGCGATTGCACCCAGACCCGAGCCACTTGAAACACCTATCGAGGTTCAAAAAATCAAGCACCCAGAATCTAATAATGGGTACTATACACAACGAGCATGGACTGAAACTAGAATTGTACCATGCGACAATATGGACAATGGCTCTTAAAGAGCCATTGTGGTAAGATTAGGAAATTAACCAAAGGAGTAAAAAATGTACTTAATAATCGAAGAAACAACATATCAACACGTGTCAAGTTTTTATACAGTTAAAAATCAAGACGAAAGTTTCAGCAAGGCACAAGATAAAAAAAGTGCGTTGGAATTGTTAAACGAAAAAGAAAACGTAAATTATTACGTAACAGCATTACCAGTTAAATTACAAAAGACTGGCTAGTGCGACACAATGCACAATGGCGCCTAACGGCGCCATGTGTTAAGATTAGGAAATTAACAAAAGGAGTAAAAAATGCCAATGCCAACATCAGTACTAAAAACTTTAATTAAATTAAGACACATGAGTGGAGAAGAAATCAGAGAATATTTCCAAAAAAGAGCAGACTTCCACAGCAAATATCCAAATAATCCAAAATCTAAATTCACTGCAAAAGAGTGGGCTATAGATCAAGAGAAGTGGCACGGATTAAAAAACGAAAAAACCTATTCAAAACATTTTGAGTAGGTGTGACACTATGTGCAATGGCTTTAATTAGCCATTGTGCTAATATAGGTTATTAACTTATAGGAGAAAAAAATGGATTACGAAAATGATTACAACTTACTTGAAGATGTTTCAGAAGAAATAGATGTATGGGAAGATTTAGAAGATGAAGATGAAGAACAGTTTTAACTGCGACACTATGTGCAATGGTGTTAACTGCACCATTGTGCTATTATACGTTTATTAACTAGGAGAAAGAAAATGAAAACAAAACAAATAAAAAACTTTAAAATGAACGACGTTACATACAAGATGAGAAGATCAGTTATTGAAATTCTTTACACAGCAAAAAGTAAAGGAATCATACTTCCAAGAATCAATGTTAGAATAGGTGAGTCAACTCACAATTACCCAAATGTTTTGGGTGTTGGTGGCAATCTTAATATTTGGATAACTAAAACTGCAATTGACAGAAGTTCAGATTACTTATTACACGTTGTATTACATGAGTTATGTCATGCAATTTTTAATTTACCTCATAACGAATCTTGCCCTCTAATGGCATCTGTATTAGATAAGCCTTGCACAAATGCTCAAGCATGGAAAATCTTTGAAAGTTATTATTATGAAAATGTTAAACATGCGACACAATGCGCAATGGCAAGTTAATCTCCATTGTGCTATTATACTAATATGAATAAAAAAGATAAAAAAGATGATTCAAAACCAAGTGATGAATTTACCAACTGTAGATGTTGTGGCGAATACATCAGAGGAGATAACAGGTCAACAAGTGACAAAAGATATTGTGGAGACTGTGCATAAAAATTAACTACCTCCTAGTGTTAATATATCGCGCGACAAAATGTCGCGCGGTAATAAATTTAACATGGGACAAAATGTCGCGGGCGCGACTGCATAACAGGTGCGACAAAATGTCGCAGGGCCTGAGCGAGCTCGCTCGCCGCCACCACCCCCCCCCCCCCCCCCCCCCCCCCCCCCCCCCCCCCCCCCCCCCCCCCCC